TAATTACCCCGCGCGCTGGGCCTGACCTATCGCCGGGATACATCAGCCGATAAGAGCCAAAGTTAAATTCTTGGTCCATATCGACAACGGTGCCGTCCATGCTTTCGTGTTCGTCTCGTGTGCGCGCGTCGCCAACCGCGACCCACTCCTTGCGCAGCTTTAATCCCGTTGCCTTAGCCGCTTCGTCTGCCCCATAGTTAGCGGCACCGTGTACCTCTGTGCGCGCAATCATATCCGCGCGGAATCGCGGGATTGATCTGGACAGTGTGCGCAAATTCTTTGATATTTCCGGCAGCGTTGAGCCTGTAGCCTGCCCCTCGCCAATCACGTTGACGATCTGGTTGCGCAATGTTTCAGAGACCATCGTAATGCGCGCGCGGATCATTTCGCTACTGATATACTCAAGCGACAGCCGCGCGAACAACTCGGCAAAAGATTTAGTCTCAAGGATAAGCCCCGAAGCCTTGCCCTGATCCAGAACCCGCCCACCAAATGCCCTGATAGATACGTTTGCCATTTGCGCCCATATCTCTGCCATTCGCGCCTCATGTTCAAGCGGTAGGGCAGGTGTGGCGCGGGTTGCCTCATATTGCGCAATCATCTCGCCCATTGCGCGGGCTATTTCAGCCTCAAGGACGCCATCAAAGCGTGCCGTTAGTTGATCCTGCAAGAGCGTGGTGGCCCGTGCGGATGAAGCCGCTGATGTGCCGACCAGATACTTCACTTGACTTCATAGCCTGCAATGATTGCCGCAAGTTTAGCGTCGATTGGGTCAACCTTTGGCTTAAACTTAGCGGCAGGCCCGATTAGCGCCCGTGCGCTCTGATCTGTCATAGTCGGGAATGATGCCAGAATAATAGCGACCGCAGTATCGGCGGGCAACATCCCGTCCGAAACAGATTGCGCGATAGCCACAAGGGATGATATTTGCGCGCCGTTCAGGGCTGATGCCTGAACGTCTTGACTGCCAGTCAATAAAGGATCGTCTGCCATTGCGTTACCACCCCCGCTAAATTCGCCACCGATAGTTTCAGACACCATCATATCACCGCCAGCAATAGGCTCGTATCCCATAGCCTCGCGCTTTTCATTAACGGTCAAACTTGGCGATGCGTCCAGCATAGTCCAAAGGGTTTTGCGCTTGTCAACGATTGCCGGGATCTGATCCAAGTCGGGCCGCAACTCAAGGCCAAAAGGCTCGCCAATCCAGTTTGTCCAATCCTGCGCCAGCTTTTCAAGAAGCGGCAAGATTGTGTCTTCCCAGAACGCCAAGCGCGCTTCTGCATAATTTGAATATGTGTTGTCGCCGGGGATGCCCAGCAATTGAGGAGGAACACCCCAAGCCAATGCAACGTCACGCGCGGCGCTGTATTTCGTTTCAATGATAGCCATATCAGCAGGCGACATACCCATACCTTGCCATTCAAGACCGCCTTCGAGCAGCATAGGGCGACCGCCGTTTTGCGAGCCTTGGTATTGATCCTCTAGCATGGCCTTGAGGCGATTATAGTTCTCATCACTTAGGGTTTCCCCGTCCTTCATCACAAGCGCACCTGACGGGCGAGCACTGTTCTGCAAGAGCGCCTGCATCCAAGTCATGCTTTCGTTGTGCTGGTCAATTGCAAACGATCCCGCGCGGGCAGGGCTTTGACCGTACCAATCATCAAGCGGGTTGAATAACTTAGTGTGAAGGATTGGCCCTTTTTGCGTTTCTGGGTCAACATCAAACCGCGTTTTACGCCCGTTGATGTCGTACTCGTATGCAATGGGAACGCCGCGCGATCCCGGAATGACCTTCATGCGGTCAGGCCTATGAACGTATAGCTCGCGCGGCAGGTTTCCGGTTGCTGTGATTTGTTCCTCATATGCGTTGCCACTAATCATCAAGTAGGCAACCTTGGCTTCCATGTACTCACGGCCCGACATGGCGGGGTTGGGTTGCGCGATTAGGTCCAGCAGCGGGGTTTGGGTAACTTCAACATCGCCGCGCCATGCAGTCCAAGGCACCGATGCAATGGCCTCTGCAACGGCAGACACGGCGCGATAAGCCACCACGTTCTTTTGATATGCTTCGGACGCGTATAGCTTGGCGTTGGTGTCGGCAGACCAAACGGCTTGCCCCGGTGACATAACGATAGTCGCCGCCGTTGCGCTTTCCTTGGTCTCAACCGCTGGTAACGCCTTGGCGCGAAACATATCTGTGAATTTCATTGTCTGCCCTATGGTTTGCAACTTTGCAGTATTATTAGCACAAGTTTGCAGGATTTGCTATAGCGAGCGAATACTGGGCGCGCCCTTGTTGCTTTGCGCCTCTGCGATTGCGTCCATCATTGGGTCCATCATGTCGTCATGCGTTGCATTCGGGAACCCTGAAGCCTCGTCCAAGAAGTCAGACAACCACGGTGCATCACGCGGGAGCAGGACGTTTCCGCTCTCGATATACGGCGCTGCATCATATGCGCGTGTAACCTTGTCAACGTTGCGTTGTATCGGCAGGACAGGTATGCCCTCGCGCTTGAGTGTCTGGATTAACCCGGTGCCGCTTACCTTGTCTTCGACCTTCATCGACCGCAGCGTTCCCTGCCCGTCTGTTGCCTTGTGCTTTGCCCAGAACGCGCGCGCCTGTGTTAGCAGTTCAGGCGCTTCCCATTTACCGCGTATCAGATCCAGCAACACTGCGCGCCTTGTTTCGGTATATCCCCAGCACTCGAACACGCTATAGTCGTTCTGCGTGCCTGTCTTTTGCGCGGTATCGGCAAAGATAACCCGGTGCTTGATGATTGGCGGAATGGTGTAATATTGCCACCACTCATCCCTAAATATGTTACCGCCAACGGGGACCGGGTTTTGTTGATACATGGCAGACCAGAAATGGTCAGACATTCCCGCTTTTTGCTCTTGCAGCTTTTCTAGGCTGTGCAATTCGGGAACAAGTGCATTTCCGTCATCGCTGATTGCAGGGAATGCCAGCGACTTCGCGCGCGCGTTGACGTCCAAAATGCGCCCAGAAAGGTCATCAACTGACCACCGCGTCGCCATGATAATCTGCCCGCTGTTTTGCGATAGGCGCGTTTGGAATGTGGTGATGTACCAGTTCCATATTCCGTCTTTAACGGTAGGCGACAGCGCCTCCTGTGCGTTTTTGATAGGGTCGTCAATGATGCCGATGTCCAGCCGCTTACCAGTCAACGGACCACCAACGCCCTGCGAAACATAGCGGCCCTTTGCCCCCACGATCTCGAATGTCTCACTGTTGCGCTTGGCCTCAACCTCGATGGAAACGACGCGCTTTTTGTTCAATGATGCATGTGGGAAAAGCAGCTTGTATTCATCACCCATCATAATCCGCTGCACATCGCGATTCATGTCGCTGGCAAGGTCTTTGCCGTATGACAAGCCGCCAATAGCCAAATCAGGGTCTTGCCCGAATATCCACGCTGGCAAATAACGGCTAACGATGTCGGATTTGCCGTGCTGTGGTGGCGCGCCAATAATAAGAACGGGCCGCAATCCGGCCTTTGCATCCTTTAGAAACTGCTCTAATTCTAGGCAAATTGTGCGCGAAAAGTCCGACACGATGTAGTCTGGATTGATAAACACAATGAAGTCTTGCAGGTGTGCGCGCGCTGTACGTCTACGCAGCAATTCCCCAGCGGCGTCAGCCCTGCTTGTCATTGCCGGATACGATCTGCGCCAACTGTTCATCACTCAATTCAGCCGCTCTAGGCGACATAGACCCATCGCTTGACGTGTTGTCAACGTGCTGCGTAGGTGCGCCTAGCCCGCGTGTTTCGCTGTCTGTGAGTAGCTTTAGAAACGCCGCGTCGATGTGATCCATACGAGCCTGTGCTTCCAAAACATCCATGTGTTCTGTTGCGGCGTCGAGCAGCATTGACCGCAATCTGGTTGCTTTTTCAGCATTTGCGATCTCTAGCTTGCGTTGTTCAGAGGTGCGGCCTTGTGGGTTCGCACGTTCACCCGCCCCAAAGCGAGTTGCTGGGGACGGGTTTGGATTTCCTCTTGGTGCATCTTTTTCCATGTCAGGAAATTTACCACATCTGTTTTACGTTGTCACCTGCGCAACAGGTTAAGCATTACCAACTCGCTTTCAAGCGCATTACGGTTTCCATATGCTCACCCATCAATCCAACCCACAATAACAGCATTCATCAGAGATAAGAACGCCATGAACGCCAAGAACTCCCACTCCCCACCGGTTACTTTTAAGTACACGGCTAAAAAAAACGTCAAAATCGCCACGAATAATGAAAAAAGTTTCATCACAGCATCCAATCTGGGATACCCAATGGTAAGGCTGTCTGCCCTACTGTGATGTTTGGCCCCGCCCATCCGTCTAAGTTATACGCTACAGATGCGCAGAGAATGATTGCGGTGATGGCGGCTGTGATTATTGTCTTACGTGTCATAGTTTGGTTCTCCTTTTCTACATTGCATTGATACAAGGTGCATTTTCTTACGTCAACGGGCTTGCGTTAATGATGGCCATTGCGGTATCTTTAGGAAGTCGCGTGTTTTGCTGGTTCCTTTCCGCGTGACAGCCCCGGATTGAGTTTATGCTCTCCGGGGCTTTTTTATGTCAGTCCAGATCATCATTGATTGTAAACGTATCGCGGCCTTGCTTGTGCTTTGATTTGGTAACGAGACCAAGCTGCACAACGGTGTTCATATACTGCCGCGCTGTTGTTGTCGTAACGTTCATGCGCTTTCCCATTTCCTCCGCTGTGTATTGCTTGCCGGGTTTCATTGCTTCAATGACACGATCGTACAGTGATGCCTGAAACGCTGATCGACCGGGACCACTTGGCGCAATGGCCGCATT